GGTTAATCAACTTGGTAAAGACCCCGAGCAAATGGGAGCGCTTCGCCGTGCGGTATTTGACATAGCCGTTGAGGGCGCTCGAGGCGGCGGTGCTATCAAAACGTTTATCGACAACAATGAAAAATCATTGCGTGTGCTCTTTGAGAACACACAGCATTTAGACGATCTTAAAAAGCTTGCCGATCTGCAACGAAGAGTAAATGCTTTTGCGGATGTTACGGGACAAATCCCAGCCTTTGAATCGGTGGATGAATCCATCAAACGTCTTTTTGGCTCTGGTATCCAGTACTTAACCACAACCTTCCGTGAAGCGGCAGTCGGCAGGATTGCTCCGGAAACTGGTGCATTGGCGCTGATGATTCGTTTAGCAGGAAATCTTGAGAACGAAGTCTACAAACGGATCTTTACCCGCGCGCTGGAAGATCCTGAATTTGCGCGTCGTATTACGCAAGTGGGTACTGTCCAGCAAGCTAAACAGGTAGCCGCTCAGTTGCAAAAGATTGGAATTTCACCAAGTGCTTACGTCCCTAAAGCTGCACGGACCACGGCTCAGGAAATCGCTGATTTTGCAAAGGCGGATGAAACCATTCAGGACAACGTACCTAGCGTTCCTTCTTCAGCCGCCCAGATGTTGCGAACCCTTCCCCCTGCTCCGCCAACACGCGGATTAAATCTGCGTGCGCCTGAAACGGTAGCTCCAACACAGGCAGGACCTCCGCAGGTCAATCTCATGTATCCGGCACTATTCCCTAACGACCCCATCAGTGCATTGTTGCAGGCACGGCAAACACAGATTCAACAAGGTCAACCAGTGAGGTAGGTATGGCAACAAAATCCAAAGTCAATCAAGCCAAGGTTTATACCAAACCCGGTATGCGTAAAGCTTTGTTCAACAAGATCAAAGCAGGCACCAAGGGCGGTGATCCTGGGGAATGGTCCGCGCGCAAAGCACAAATGCTTGCGCGGGAGTACAAAGCTAAGGGTGGTGGATACAAATCATGAAAGATCCACAGCAATCTTTGAGAGATTGGACTGCTCAAAAGTGGAAAACTTCTAGCGGAAAACCTTCCAAGGGAAAGCTGCGCTACCTTCCTGAAGCCGCGTGGGAATCCCTTAGCCCGGGAGAAAAAGCTGCCACTAACCGAGCCAAGGCTGCAGGCAATCGTGCAGGTAAACAATTCGTTAAACAGCCCAAGAAAATTGCTGCCAAAACAGCAAAATACAGGTAATATACTTAGGACTGCTTCCCTGTAGTCTCCTTTGGTTGTGAGATATTTTCGGGGTCCGCAATGGACCCCGATTTTTTTGCCTCGTAAGCTTCAACACGACGCAACCATCGGTCCTTGTATTCGTCAAACTCGCGACCGCAAGTGACAAATTCCTGTATCTCCATCCCTTGGCTGATCATCATGATCACGCCATGATCAATTTTGCTGCCGTGTACCGTATCGTGGGCCAAGGCATAGGCCGCAAGTTGCAAGAAATAATCATCAATCCACTTGCGTTGTTTCGGTTTGTTGGTCTGTTTAAAGTCAATGATGGATGGATTGTTGTCAAAAATGCCTACGCAATCACAGGTCCCTGCATACTTACTTGGGTAGTAAAGAGGAACTTCTGACCCCCATACCTCCTGGACTCGTGGGAAGAAATGCTCAATTAAACGGTATCCCATGGCATAACCACGGACCGCGAGCCATGATCGTGGAACCGATAGATCCCGATTTAACAGCAACCGCTCAACAACGCTATGCATATGCGTACCCACGGTTGCAGCGTCTTGCTTAATACGATTCGCTTCATCCTGACCAACGCGCGCGGCCCACGCATTGAGTTCAGTCTTGTCTTTTGTATCCGATAGGATACTTGTGACACTGGGTAGCACATGATCATTGATGCTGTAGACACGGCCAAGATCACTATCCAATCGGCGCATGGATTGGTAGACATATTTGCGGCGGATAGGGATGAGTTGCATTAGATGAGCCATTCTTTAAGTTGTTCACCAAGCACTTGGCTTGCTATATCAATCTTGTTGCGAAGTGCTTTGACGATATGCTCATCCACCGTTCCTGTGGAAATCAAATCCACATAGGTTACTTTGCTGGTCTGCCCGATGCGATGAGCGCGGTCCTCGGATTGCAGCCGCACTTCCAAATCAAAACTATTGGAGTAGTAAACCACAAGATTTGCAGCAGTCAACGTCAGCCCATAACCCCCTGTGCGTGGATTACCGACGAAGAATCGCAAGTCGGAATGAGGATCTTGAAACTGTGTGACGATGTTCTGCCTATCCTCTGCTTCGGTGTCACCAAAGTAGGTAGCCACGGAAGTCATGCCGTAATCTTTTTGCAAGGCAAGCTTGATGTTTTCAATGTCACGTCGGTAGGTGGCCCAAATGATGACCTTGCCTGAGGACTCTGCCAGCACTGCTTTGAGTTCTTCAATTCGATTGCTGGGGATGTCCTCCTGCCTGCCATCGTCAAGCTTAATGTGGCCACAGCATATCTGATGCAACCGCATAAGCTGAGTCAATGCATTATTGGTACTCATGATGCTGCCATCATCAAACATGGACAACGCCATCAGCTTCATCTGATCATAGTACTTCTTTTGATCAGGTGTTAACTCCACATCACGACGTGTATAAACTTTATCAGGAAGATCTAAGCATTCATCCTTGGTTACTCGGAAAGAAAAACGATCTAACTTTTGTTTTAATTCATCCAGGTTGCGATAACCAACAGTCTGTTTGAATGTGTGCGTGGGTAAGCGTCGTTCAACCTGAATCGCGTACCGTGCTTGAAAAGCATAGTAGCTTGGGATACCCAGACAGGATGAATCAAGAAATTCGCACTGCGCGTAAAGATCCAGTGGGGATTTAGTGACGGGGGAACCGGTGGCAATGCGCCTGAACCGCGCTTCACGGCCCACTTTGACAATGCTTTTAGTCCGCTTGGCAGAAGGCGTTTTGATCGTAGTACTTTCATCAACCGCCATGAAGCATGACTGTGTGATTCTTAGGAACGTTCTTGCAAACGTAACACCCTTCTCCGTGCTGAATGCTTCAATATTCATAATTAAAATACGAAGCCTGTCAACCTCGGCAAGCATGTTGTCCATCTGCTGCTGTTCTGCCTTGCGTGGATTAGGTGACCAACAAGCTATAGAACACGGAACATGATCCGGCATATGCTTAGGGAACTCGCTGATATACCAATTTCGGTACACCCCTTTAGGAGCAATGATCAAGGCTGAATCAATCGCGCCTCGGTCATATAGCATGGCAAGATTGTTAATCAGCATGTAGCTCTTGCCCGTTCCCATCTCGGCAAATAAAGCTACTGTGGGCTCCTTCCAAAAGCGCTGAAGATAAGCGCTTTGATGCACAAAGGGCTTATTTTTAAAGGGGTACTTGGCTAAGAACGTTGCTTCTTCCATCACTTTCTTCCTTTCTGTTTGACATCCTGAAAATATATTGTACACTATCGTTACGTTTTGAGAAAGGAGAAAGTAATTGTCGAACGTATACGTTGTTCAGGAGATGTTTAATCATGACATCTCACCCGCTATGCGCTTTGGCGACATCAAAATTCTTTTGCCGTCGAACTTCCAGATCGCTTTTTCCACCGCTCCAGCGGTTAGGATGCTGCGTCGTAAACTGGCTCTGTTCAACAAAGAAGACTTTTTGCTGTTGACGGGCGATCCCGCTGCTATTGGTTTGGCCTGTGCCATAGTAGCCTATCTCAACGCAGGCAAGTATTCGGTTCTGAAGTGGGACCGACGCGAAAAGCTTTACATCCCCATCCATATTGATGTGACCGAGAAAGGAGAAAGAGATGAGTAATATGACCAATCTGTTTGAGGAAGATGCAGGTGCGTTGCAGGTCAAGAATGAGGACCTATCCAGCATTGGGGCACTTGCTAAACGCGCCAAGGAACTTGAGAAAGAAATCAAGGATCTTGAGGACATCGTTGATGAACGTAAAAGCCAATACCGCAAACTGCTTGAGGAAACCATTCCCGGCATGCTTGCTGAACTGGGCATGAAATCGTTCAAGATGGCCGATGGCAGTACCGTTGATGTCAAACCGTTTTACTCAGCCAGTATCAAGGAGGAAAACCGTGCGCAGGCTTTTGAGTGGCTGCGTCAGCATGGCTATGATGACATCATCAAGAATACAGTGTCCGTTCGCTTCGGTCGTAATGAGGACCGTTTGTGCGAGGACCTACTAGCCCAATTGCGCTCGCAAGGCTTTCCAGTTGAGCAAGCGCAAAAGGTCGAACCCCAGACGTTGAAAGCTTGGGTTCGGGAAATGGTGGAACAAGGTGTTGAGTTCCCCACAGAACTTTTTGGTGCTTACATTGGCCAAAAAGCATCCATTAAATCAGTTTAAAGGAAAACGAATCATGAATGCAGTAACAAAGAAAAGCGAAGCAAGCCTCGCGTTAGCTTTAATGACGGACTTTGAGGGCGATGCCCACCATGGTTTTGATGGCATGAGCCAGGAAGACTTTGCACTTCCCTTCTTGCGCCTTTTAACCAACACCTCGCCTGAAGTTGGCGTGATGGATGGTGCAATGCCAGGGAAAGTTTTGAATTCTGTATCGGGAAAACTTTACGATGGCAAAGCAGGTATTGAGGTTGTTCCCTGCGCATATGTCCGCCAATATATTGAATGGGCACCTCGTGGCAGTGGATCGGGAGCCCCGATCAATATCTATCCAGCAACCTCTGATGTTTTGAGCCGCACGCATCGCGTTCCCGGTGAAAACAAGGATTACCTGGATAACGGCAACTACATTGAAAACACTGCTAATCATTATGTGATGGTGATTGAGGACGACGGTTCGTGGTCCCCGGCGCTGATCACCATGAAATCCACACAACTGAAGAAATCCAGGAAGTGGAACAGCATGATGATGTCAGTCAAGATGATGGGAAGTAACGGTCCTTTCACGCCCCCGATGTATTCACAACTCTACCGTCTTACTACCCAAGCCGAAAGTAATGACAAAGGTAAGTGGTTTGGTTGGGAAGTGGAGCGTATCGGTCCTGTTGAAGACAAACACCTTTACGTTGCTGCCAAAGCTTTTGCTGGACAAATCAGTGCCGGTGAAATTAAGGTAAAGCATGAAGGCGAAGGCGCTGAAGCATCTGACGGTGCAGCACCCTTTTGATTGAGCTTCGGGGCGAACGCGTGTATCGTCAGTAGCCCCACTGACCGAGAAAACCAGAATGACTGACATCACTCGTTTCCGTGCGATATTTGAGGGTCTTGATATCGCCTATGGAACTTACAAAATTGAAAAAACCCGAGATGACGGCAAGCAATCAGGTAAAGCGGTTGTTGTTCGGCAACCCCCGGTGGATGAGCTTTGGGTCAAGCATCTTAATGGTGTTGAGCCTTCCCTGGGTATTATTCCTATTCGCTCTGATCACAGTTGTATCTGGGGCTGCATTGACATTGATCAGTATCCACTGGACCACAAGGGCTTGGTGGAAAAAATCGCAAGGCTCAAACTTCCATTAGTTGTCTGCCGATCTAAATCAGGCGGTGCGCATGTTTTCTTGTTTACGAAAACGCCAGCACCTGCACGCGATTTCCAACAATATCTTCGTACGGCCGCTGCACTGCTTGGTGAAGCAGGTCGTGAAATCTTCCCTAAACAGGCCGAGATACTCGTTGATCGCGGCGATACAGGGAACTTCTTAAACCTACCCTACTTTGCTGGCGATGCAACACTTCGTTATGCTTTTAATCAAGATGGTTCGGCGGCCTCGCTGGAGCAATTTTATGCGCTGCATGCGCAGTTTGCTCAGGATGTGCCTTTATCCATGCCTGAGGGGCCTAAGCAAGTTGAAAGCCCAATTAAGGACGGTCCTCCGTGCTTGCAAGCCATCTGTGCGCAAGGCGTTCCTGAAGGAACAAGAAACAACGCACTCTTCAACATCGGGGTCTACCTAAAAAAAGCTAACCCGACGAACTGGCAAGACAAGATGGCGGAGTACAACTTGAAATATGTATCGCCACCGCTTGGCAACAATGAACTGCAAATCATTATCAAGCAGCTCATCAAAAAGGACTACCTTTATAAGTGCAAAGATGCCCCCATCAACAGTTTTTGTAACAGCGGTCTGTGTAGGACGCGTAAGTATGGGATCGGGGCTCACGGGCCAGATGCTCCTCAGATTGCATCGCTGTCCAAATACACCTCAGAGCCGCCGCTTTGGTTTTTAGATATCAATGGCAAACGCATTGAACTAGACACTGAAAGCCTGTACACACAGTCGCTTTTTCAAAAAGCCTGTGTAGAGAAAGTCAACATCCTTCCACCAACCCTGCGTAAGCAAGATTGGGAGCAAATGCTCAATGCATTGCTTAAGGAAATGGTTGAAACAGAACAAATCACGGAAGCGCCTGAAGATGCGCGGACCACGGGCAAATTCTTTGATCTATTGGAAGAGTTCACTACGCACATGCAAGAGGCCCTTGATCGCGATGAAATTATCATGGGCAGACCGTGGCGGTCCGAAGAAGAGGGGATGACGTATTTCCGGCTCAAGGATCTTGAGTCACATCTTAAACGCAATAACTTCTTTGGCCTTACGCCACCACGCATGGCACAGCGGCTGCGAGACATTGGTGGTGAGCCCACATCGATGTTCATCAAAAATAGAACTATCCGTTGCTGGCGCATCCCTAATTACGATAAACAAGATGCGCCTTTTGATACACAGACTCAACGAACCAAAGGGAGTCCTTTTTGAAAACAACCAAAGTCTTCGGATCTCCAGGCACAGGGAAAACCACATTTTTGCTTAACATTGTTGAGCAAGCGCTCGAGAACAATGTTCGCAGCAATTTCATCGGCTACTTCAGCTTCACCCGTAAAGCTGCCGATGAAGCACGGGATCGGGCCATCAAGAAATTTCCTTACCTGCATCCTAAAAACGATTTTCCTCATTTTCGAACCCTGCATTCGCTCGCTTTCCGGTGCTTGAACTTGCGCACAGAGCTGATCATGCAAGAGGAAAACTTCCACGAGTTTGCAGCCGAAGCCGGTATAACGATCACCGTTGTTAACGAAGGTGATGAGATATCCAGACGCGCGGACAACCCCATCATGAACGAGATCCACCTCGCACGGATCAAGGGTCGTGATCTAAAGCAGCACTACAACGAATCAAAGCTTGACATCGAATGGCACCATTTTGAGTTTGTTGAACGCACTTACCGACACTATAAGCAATCGCGCAACTTGGTGGATTTCACCGACATGCTTGAGCTTGTAATTCAACAGCCAGAACTTTTGCCAGAACTGGATCTGCTAATCATTGACGAAGCTCAGGATCTCTCAAGATTGCAATGGGAACTTGTTAAAGCCTTAGTGGATCGCTGCGGCCAAGCTTATTTGGCAGGTGATGATGATCAAGCGGTCTTTGCTTGGTCAGGGGCCGATGTCCAAGCCTTTCTTGATTTTCCCGGTGATGTGCTGGTACTTAACCAATCCTATCGAATCCCTGCCAAGGTACATTCACTGGCCAACAATATCGTTAAACGCATCAAGCATCGTCAACCCAAAACATGGAGCCCAAGGGACTACGAAGGATCCATTCAAACCTATAGCCGTTTTGAAGACATAGCGATCACGTCTGATGACTCGTGGCTCGTGCTTGCTGCAACAAACTACATGCTTAATCCTGTGCATGAAGTGTTCAAAGCTAACGGTATTCTTTTTGAACGTAGCGGTGTTCCTAGCATGCCGCTTAACATGCTCAAAGCGGTTTCGTCCTGGGAGCGTCTTCGCCGTGGACAGCGGGTAGGGTTTGAAGAAGTCAAGAACATCTTCCGCTACATGGACACGGGCATGTTCAATTATAAAAATCGTAGCTTTAAAACAGGAAATGAATCTGCAACTTACGATCTTGAAGAACTGCTCAAGGACCACGGGCTTTATGACTCACCTGTGTGGCATGAGGCCTTGTTAAAGATTGGCGAAGAATATAGAATTTATCTCACCGCTGTTTTACGGCGCGGAACCAAGCTTTCATCGGTGAGTCGTATCCAACTATCCACCATTCACGGTGCAAAAGGTGGCGAAGCAGATCATGTCGTATTGCTCATGGACCTCGGGCCGAAGTTTACTAAGGCCTATAAGGAAAACCCTGATGACGTGCAACGCATGTTTTATGTGGCTGTCACCCGCGCTAAAAAATCGCTTCACTTGGTACTACCTAAACGCGCCGATCAAGGATTCACACTGTGAGCACCTTACCCTTATTTCCAACGCCCACTGAATGGATCCCACCTGATCACTTTCCCAATCTATCCCAAGCCAAAGAGATCGCCATTGACCTGGAAACGTGCGATCCGAATCTGGAAACTTACGGCCCCGGATGGCCTAGGCATGATGGCTTCATCGTCGGCTATGCTCTTGCAGTTGACGGTTGGTCCGGTTATTTCCCCATCGCCCATGCAGGTGGAGGCAACCTTGATAAGGGTGTTGTCGAACGTTGGGTCCGAGATACACTCAAAACACCCGCTGTCAAGGTTATGCATAACGCCGCCTATGACCTTGGGTGGCTTCTTGCCTCAGGTTTCGTGGTCCACGGGCCTATTGTGGATACCATGTTGGCGGCACCCCTGCTTGACGAAAATCGCTTCAGCTATTCGCTCAACGCACTTGGCTTTGACTATCTCCAAGAAACCAAATCAGAAGCAGGACTAAGACAAGCTGCAGCCGACTTTGGGGTGCATCCCAAAAAAGAATTGTGGAAACTTCCTGCGATGTATGTCGGGGAGTATGCCGAGCAAGACGCTGCACTGACCTTGCGGCTCTGGCAGCAGTTCAAAATTCTGTTACGCAAAGAAGAAGTTGAATCCATCTGGAATGTAGAAAAAGAAGTCTTCCCTGCGTTGATGGATATCACGTTTAAGGGTATTCGCTTTGACAGACAAAAAGCCGCACGGCTGATTGAAGAATTAAAGGCCAAAGAAAAACAGGCCATCAAAGCAATCAAAGACATGTCAGGCGTTGGTGTGGATATATGGGCTGCAGCCAGCATTGCCAAAGCCTTTGATAAGCTTGGGATTGGTTATCCCAAAACCGCGACAGGCCTTCCAAGCTTTACCAAAAGCTTTTTGGATAGTCATGAGCATCCGATTGCCAAGCTCATTACCGAGGCTCGTGAATACAATAAAACGCACGGTACTTTTTTAGAACCTTACCTACAGTTCTCTGCAAAGACAGGACGTATACACCCCCATATCAATCAGCTTCGCTCAGATGAGGGTGGGACGGTTACAGGCAGGCTGAGCATGGCTCAACCCAATCTACAGCAGGTGCCTGCACGCCACGAAATCATCGGTCCACTCGTCCGTGGTCTGTTCCTGCCAGAAGAAGAGGAACTTTGGGGGTCTATCGATTTCTCGTCTCAAGAACCACGGCTCCTGGTTCACTATGCAAGCTTATTGGATCTTCCCGGCGCAGACAGTTTGGTGAGCGCTTACCATGAAAATCCCAACACGGACTTCCATCAAATGGTGGCTGATCTAGCAGGCATCAAACGCAAGCAAGCCAAAACCATTGGCCTTGGCCTGATGTATGGCATGGGCAAATCAAAGCTGGCTGCGTCGCTTGATTTGCATATGGATGAGGCTGAAGAGCTCATCACCAAGTTTCACCATAACGTTCCTTTTCTTAAAGGCACTGTTAACGCTGTGATGCGCCGTATTGAACATCCCGCATCCAATGGTTCTATACGCACGCTGCTTGGCAGGAAATGCCGATTCAATTTGTGGGAACCCATGGAATGGGGCGTGAACAAAGCACTGCCGCGCGAACAGGCCGTTGCAGAGTATGGCCACCGCATTAAACGAGCCTACACCTATAAAGGATTAAACCGTCTAATCCAGGGATCGGCTGCTGATCAAACCAAAGCGGGTATGGTCGCCCTGCACAAAGAAGGTTTCAGGATCCTTCTACAAGTGCATGATGAAGTGGTGGTCAGTGTAAAAAGCAAGGAGGAAGCGGAGCGCGCTTCACGGATCATGGCTGATGCTGTTAGGCTGGAAGTACCCAGCCGCTGTGATGTGGAAGTTGGCCCCAGTTGGGGTGAGGCCAAGTAATCAATGAAGAGTGACCATCATCTCAATAAACAAGATGATGGCAAACAAGGCCCACCAGCCATAGCTCGCATCAAACAAAGTAAAAATAAATGCAGTAGTCAGTGCATGCATTAAAAATTCTCCTGAAAAAAACCATGCACTGCGCTAAGGAAAGCAGAGGTACTAAACGCCCCTCCTTCCCCCTCCACATGACTGATGTATACCGAACCCTCCATCGGTTGGAAAATGGTGTAAGGACCCACGTTGATTCGGTTCCAATCCGATGAGTAAGCAGGCAAGGATTCAATCTTTCGGTTGATCACATTGTGCAAGCTTTCAACAGCCATCGTGATCTGCGCTTTTACTTCTTTACTGGCTTGAGGCTGTAGCTTTTCAAGCATTTCTACCGCAAACATCAAAGCATTAATATCTCGTTTTTGCATGGCTACCACTCCGAGCTAATTTCAAATTGAATGTCCAAGAACATCTCCGATAGGCAATCAAAAAGATAGCTATGGAGCACCAAACAATCGGGCGAGGCTTCTGAAACACGGACCCAGACCCATACATCGTCGTCCACGTTCCGGCAGCAAATAGCATCATCACAGGCTATATCGTTCCAATTAATAGGGGCATCGTCCAAGCCTTCCTCTTCACGTAGCTTTTCGTCGTCTTTTACACGCTTTAGCATGTGGGTTACGTAAGCCTGGATCTCTTTGAGTTTGCTTGTGGTAATCATCGAATGATCCTATCAAGCATCACCCGATGGATATCCTTAGGTGTGATGCTTTGTTTGAGCGACAAATCAAGCGCTACGTTGATCTCAGCATTGGCCACGCGCTTGCCAAACTCAAACACTAAAAGTCCAAGATCATGAATATCAGGGAAACGCGGATGGTAGAGCCCTGCTGAATCCTTTTTAAATCCTGATTCAATCGCAAGCTTTTCAAGTTCTATCTGTGTCATTGCATCGGTCCTTCATGGGGTGGAATAACAAGGGCATCCATCTTATCGATGGATGCTTCAAGGCCTTCTAAAATGCGATTGATCGCGTTTCGCTGCTCATGGGTCAAGGCCCACGAATCGCGGCAGTTCAAGATGGCTGACTGACAAAGGACCAACATGTTCCTTCCGCCAAGGTCATACATCTCCTTCATACGCATACGTATTACTTTTTCATGCTGATCAAGAAAAGCTTCTGCTTCTCTTTCTGCTTCCTCATCCGTTGACATGACTAATCTCCAGTGGTGGTTATAAGATGTTTAGCAACAGGTGAATACTCGGTTGTGCTAAAACGATTTTCACAATGGCTGCATACGCGTCGCCGTTCTACGTAAAACCTTTTTCGGTTTGGATCCCAAAAGGATCGCGAATCAAGGACCTTGGTGTTGTGCGTGTTCAAATGCTTGTCCACGCAAAAAGGACAAAGCATCACGGCTTCCTTTCACGCATGGCAGCGGCAATGGCTAACGTTCCATAGCCCTCCGCGCCCATCGTTTCACACAACAAGGAACACGCTTCACGCTCCTGATCCCTGACGAGCTGGGCAAATTGAATCAACGAAGCATGATCGCCATCCATGCCATCGTCCGTAGGAATAAAACAGTTATTGATGAACTCGTGTCTGACCCAAGGAACGATACCAGCTTCAACAGCTAAAGCTGTGATTGCTTCTACCTCCTTTTCATCCAAATAAGACTTGGACTTTTGATATAGATTGTGATCGCCACTCATTTCTCACCCCTTGCTCGGATTGCTTGCGCGGCCACCTTTGTAATGTCTGACGCATATTCAGGATGTACAGCAAGCACATCACACACCTTCGCACACGCCTCACGTTCAGAAACAACAAGTGCCTTAAGACCCTCTCGGATTTGTTGATGTGTTAGCGTCAACAAGTCGCGGTCGCCATATTGATTGCCGTGGCGATCTACCAATCTCATTGCCAGTGCGTAACGTTCAACCAGGGTCATAATGTCACCTCGGTTCATGTGTTTCCCCTTGCTCGTATGGCGGTGGCTAGATTTGTGCAGACATTTTTACCTACCTGATTGCTGCTGATTGCGTCTTCACACACCTTCGCGCACTCTTCACGCTCGTTTCTTATGCGCTCTTCAATTTGCCACTCAAGTTCTTCCAACAATTTTTCTATGCTGTCACCGTGCCCTGTTGCGTAGCCTTGTCGCATCATCCATGCGGCCAGCTTGTTTCGCTCGGCAGTAGCAACAAGGGCGGCGAAGCGTGTTACAGAACCTAATGGCTTTTCGTCAGATCCGTAAGCCAATCCAGCCTCTCGTGCCATGCGGATGATGTCTTCTATGTTCATGTGTTTCCCCTTGCTCGTATGGCGGTGGCGCACTGTCTTGCACCGCTTGCCATTCCTTGATCTTCTGGATATGCAAACTTGTCCCAAAGTTCTTCGGCTCGTGATTCAACTTCTTCACACGCCTCCGCACACGCCTCACGCTCATGTGCTGCGACAAGTGCGGCGAAGCGTTCAAATAATTCGAGGTTTGCGCCCGTGTATGAGACTGGGTTAAAACCAGCCTCCCGCGCTAGCTTGATGATGTCTTCTCTATCCATGATTCTTCCCCTTCTTTGTTACTCCATTCTTGCCACCTTGCTGCGATGAGATCTGATAAATGTTTAAGCAGCGATTGATCTGAATCAGATAAATCATCTCTACCTGCGTACTCAAACAGCAAGTTCCATATAGCTTCGCGCTCATGCTCGGCAACAAGATATACAAAGTATTCAAGCTGATAAAAAGCATGAACAACCCCGTTGGAATCAGCAAGCCCTGCTTCTCTAGCCATGCGGATGATGTCTTCTCTATCCGGCGGGTCGGCTTTTATCACGAGGCAATCCGGCCAGCCGTGAATGCGGTGGTCAACGTGAGCCACCGGCTCTTGCTCTGTCTCCAGTGCTTGGCGCAGGATGGTGATGGCTTCGCTGTAGTAATTTTCATCGCCTGTTTCCGCCAGCATCTCTGCGCTTGCATCCTCCAGCACCTCTATCGCTTCTTCAATAGCTTCTCTATCCATGATTCTTCTCCTTTAGCTTGGCTTCTACTGCCGCAACAACATTTCCAGTCTTCCAACATTCATAAACCTCATCTCCCGTCAGCCCAACCCATTGTTTCTTTGGTGGTTTGCTTGAAATACATGTAACCGTATACGCTTTGCCGCATTGACACTGCCACGCCGTAGGCTCCTCCCTAATTACCCTGTTCACATGCAATTGCATCTGACGCTGCATACCTTCAACGAACCCACGCTCGTACTCTGGCCCGTCTGCTGGTGTCTTTGCATTCTTGTTTTCGCTCATGTGTTCTTCCTTGGTAATCCGGCCACGTACTCTAGCTCTTCCCTTGCTTCTTGCTCAGTGTCAAAGCCACTAACATCGTATCTGCCGTCGTAAAGTCGGACATAGTAGGGACCAACCCCCGGACTGTGCTCCAAGTCCAAACCATACTCACCAACACCTTCTATTTTGTATATTGGCTGGACCTCGCCCCATACGCCAACCTCCCCAACTCTTGCCAGATCTGACTTACAGCAATGCCCACAACGTGGGCACTCAAATTGCGGCTCGCTCATTGCTTCCTCGCTTTCAGCATCGCGTCTGCCATGGCGTATGCGTCGATTGCAATCAAAGTTGGCATACCTTCAGGATCATTAACTTCACTATCTTCAAACGAAGAAGCAATGTCATAATTTTCCAAAATTACTTGCATCGCCTTGGCTGCAAAATAATCGCGGATTGTCAATCCTTTCTCTGTGGGTGAACCGTTGATAAACCACGGGAAAACACCCTCTGTCTTCTCAGCCATAATTTTTCTCCTTCAAAACTTTCTCAATAGCCCGAGCAACATCCAACCAGCCGCCACCTTCCAAGACATCGTCAACGGCGTCATGAATTTCCTGGTCCGTCAGATTCCTCCATGCAAAGGGCGTGGTAAAAAGAGGAATATCATTGCGCCACGTACCGAGCCTGCCCTTTTCCGTCTCGTGGATCACGCTCGTTTGATCATCAAAATTTAAATCAGTGGTATAAGCCACCGGTCCGTCTGCTTCATCCATCACACTGCTCCTTTGTTCAGGTTTGTTCAGGTTTGTTCAGGTTTGTTCAGGTTTGTTCAATGGTGCGTTCCATCCGCTTTCTTAGTAATCTTCTATAGCGATAGCGTTTGGCGATTTCAGCACGTGTCATCTTGGACCGAGGTTTGTCCTCGCCCAAACCAAGCTTGAAAACCGGTGTGGTATCCACGCCCCGCGTATTCTTAACCCACGCAATGATGTGCGTCGCTTTTTCCTTGTGCAAAGCGCGTAAGTAAGACTGTGCCGTAACAACATGCAAACCGGTTTCCATCGCAACGTTGCGCGATGTCGCCCCATCAATCAACATCCTGATCATCCGCGCATACAGCAACTCGTTGATCTTGATCATGACTTACGCCTCACGGATTTGACCGTGTGCCAGTTCTTCGGGCGTCCGTTGATACGCGCTTCTGTCTGCATCTCCGCTTCCAAACGCGCATGCTTTGAAACGCGCGTCGTTTTCACCCGCTCCCGATAATCCTTTTGGGATTTGCGCTGATCTGACGGTCGATGCAAGGTTTCCACCTTGTGCGTTTTTAAATAAGCCATCACCGCATCAACCGATGCCCCATTGAGTAATAGCTCAGACAGCCTGGGCAGATAGGCAGCAAGAAACCGAGAAGGCAGCGTGGCCGACTGATTGGGGTAGCGAGGCACGCGAAGAAGCTTGTCAAACTGCTCCCACGTTAACGCATGCTGTATACAAAAAAGCACGCACACTTTGCGCATGTTTGTGTTGACCAGATGACGGCTCAAGAGCCACTGATCCCAAGCTTGCTGCAAATCCTGCTGCTTGGTTTCAGCAACAACTTCATCAAAAAGTTCTAACAAAGTGGTCATGATTCACCGCCGCTTAGCCTGAACTCGATACGCGCTTTATCCAACGCTGCAATGCGCTTGCGCTCAGCAACAACCTTTGGATCCTTCCAAGGGTAGGGCTGCTTGAGCAAACGCCACTGGCGTTTGAACGTCTCCAAAACATTGGTACTTTCCGATGTGGTTTTGATCTGCATGGCGTCCTCGGATCATTAAAACGGTGCTAACTCGGTGGTGGGTGGGACAGGCTTTGTGCGCTTGACTTTTTGCTTGGGCTTCACGATCCACGCATCACGGACCAGGGTTTGCTTAAAGGGCCAAAGCGGCGACAAAGCCAAAGCTTTTGTGGGTTCAAAGGATTCGGTGGGCGTCTTCATGCGTCATCCCGCATATAAAGCTTCCATTCCTCACCCTCCGTCACCATGCTCTGCGCCTTGTTCATCGCTGCCGTCCAACCCGCCTCAAAACAACGCTTGAAATGACCGTTGCGTTGGGGGTCATAACCCTCTATACGGCACAAGAGCCGCCATGCAAGGTCCATGGACCACTCGCTAACAGGAATCTTCTTTAAATCAGTCATGCTTTTTCTCCAGGGTTGTATTGCTCGCACTCGGCAAGCAGGGCTTTGTAAATCACACCCACAATCGCGTGCCGAGCTGCACGGACCACGGGCATCTCTTCGGTGATGTTCATCACCTGAGCAAACTCCATGCGCAACGCATCATGGCGCTTGCTCGCCAAAACATAAGCAGAGTAGATATGTACCGACACGTTGAAAAAACCCATGATGTCAAAAGCATGTGCGTCATATTCAAAAGGGTTCCACTCATCCCACTCGTTTTCCAAGCCAGGGAAAGAACCTATAAGTAACACAAGACCACTAGATGTAGTGCGAAAGAAGCGAAATTCATCACGTGTTTCCGACAAAACGTCGGCAATGAGCTCTAACTGGTTGACCTGATCAGTTGACTTCAGCGTAGGGGTATTCGGTGCCAAGATTGTTCTCCTTTTTGTAAATCGTAGTGTCAAAAAAGATTGACAACGTCATACTTTTGTATGGGGTGTTTTTTAATCAAAACGGTACTTCAAAAGGATCAAAAGGAGCAAAGTCTTCCAGGTAGGCGCTGCGGAGGGATTCCTCGTGCTCAAGAAGTAAGTCGTTGTCCTCGTTTTCAATGGTTTTTTGGAGGTCAAAAATGTCGTCTTTTGAGAGCATTTTCGTAATGTTTATTGGATCGGAAATGGGCTCAAAATCAAGAGAATTTGCGTCATACGGCGTCAGAAAAACGGCCGTGATGTGGGGTGTGGTGCCGTAATAGACGTAATGGATTTCGACCGGGAGGGGCAAGAATTGGTCGGAAAGGTGGGTTTTTGACGGACCACGGACCATGGCAGCTATCCTTTCTATTTTCAGTTTGTACTGTTATTTTACGCTAAACGTTGGCTAAGCGTTAAAGGTGAGTGTACGTTAACCGTTAGAAATGTCAAACGCTAACTGTGTGACGTAATGTTGATTTAGCGGACATGACCGAAA